AGAAAAGAAAAGAAAAAGAAAAAGAAAAGGGAGCCGAAGCTCCCTTATCAATCATTCACAAAAGTGAATTACGCTCCGGGAGATCCAAATATGCCTCTCCAATCACTCCAACCGAAACTGTATCGCTCTCGTGCCTTGTATCTTACATTACCAGTTTCGAAGTCTCCTTCCATGCTGGTAGATACAGCAGTTCTAACGAAGTGTTTAAGTCCATTAGGAACGTCAGTTTTGATGAAAAACGCATCAGTATCTGTTAGATAATGATTTACTACATACCCTTCTGAGATCATTCCCATGTTTCGGATAGCATTAATATCATTGTCTGAAGTACTAACACGTCCCGGAGTTTCCATAAGTCTATCTGCTACAAATTGTAAAGCAGGTGGAATTATTAGTTTCCGAGCTTGTGCATTTACCTTTAAGTTTCTTTCATCTTTAAAAGCAGCGATGTCAATCAATGCTTGTTCTAATGAAGTCTCATTAAGGTCTGCTGCGGTGGATAACTCATTTTTCAAATCCACATTAGCAACAGTAGGATGATCGGTAGTCATAAGAGCCTTACCATCTCCTCCTACATATGATGAACTAAAACCATTGTTCAAGACATTAGCTGCCTTGACCTGTTTAGTTTGTTGCATTGATCGTGCTAGTGCTCTTGTATAACGTGAAGAAAGAGTATCATAAAGATTATCTTCGATAGCTTCTTCTGTTAACGCAAACGCTAGTGCGACTGTTTCATGTGTGAAACGGGCTGTCCAAGACTCTTGCGCTGTGTCATAAATGACTGCTGCGCCTTCGCCTTTAGTTGGTGCTTCCCCAAAACCAGTCAACATTACTTCTTCCTCAAATGCTCTTTCAGAACTTTCGGTGTCGAAGATGTCTTCGTGTTCATTGTTATAACGTTCGTACTCTATACCAAAGAGAGCATGAAGTCCGGGGACGAGTTCTTTAACGAGCTGAGCTCTATTTATCGCCATGTCATTTTCTCCTTAGTTAAACTGCGAATGTGTTAGTTGGGAACGTAAAAAGTCCTCTCGCATAAGCACCGATTGCGTTGCTTGGTTGAGAAGCGAATCCTACGCATAAAGCAACGCCACTTGAAGTAGTTGCAGTCGCACCTTCTTTCGATCTGCCGTTAGTACTACTACCAGCCGTCGTTGAAAGAGTGTACTTACTACCGATAAAACTTACTGCAGGAGTTCCTGCTGTAAATTGAGCTTCGTAAACGATACCCGGATCGTTATAAACCAAAGCCTCAGCGTCTGCACTACCTTGAGTAGCTGTGTCGGCTGTCCAAATTTTAGAAAAAGTTGGAGTCCCGTCACTTGCTGTATAATAAACCCCGTAAAAAACACCTACAGGAGTGCTTGTCGCACCTGCTTGTTCGACATAACCACTTGAAAGAGTAACTACATCACCACTATAAATAGCTGTGTCATAAGCACTAGCTATTCTCATTTTCGCAGGACGAATAACACCACCGTACATGTGATATGCGGGGGTAAAACCATCAGGTTTGTCTGTATTAGCCATTATTAGCTCCTTTATACATTGTTATTAATCGTCAATTATTTTTTACTTCCAAACGCGATTTTAGAAGACCGTTGAATATCACTATCCTTTATAGGCATCCTAGCATCGCTTTCTCGCATGTAGTTCTGATCAACACCTTCCATAGCAGATTTTGCTTGATCTCGAAAATAAGCAGTGCGCTCTTCGGCTGTTTCAATGGGAACTTTAGCAAGAATTAAACCTCCTACCCCTATTACTCCTACGTTACTTCCACTATCGATTGTCGGTGCTTCAAAATCTGGATAATCTTCTGCTCTCACAGGCTCATATCCTTCTCGTATGCGTTTAGACATATTAGATTTATCATCCTGTCCTCTTGTGGCTTCACGTATCCACCTAAACTGATATCCAGCAGGCGGTGTGGGTGCGTCTAACATTGACGGGGGCTTCCAAGGTGTTCTGCGAGTTTGAGAGACTCGTGTCTCGGCAGATCGTGAGTTTCGATCCGTTGTGACGTTTATATCTTTTGTTTCTATTGTCATCTTATACTCCTTCAATATGCTTAGCATATTCTTCAAGCGGCACGTTTAGTCTTTTAGCTATTGCTACTTGACTGGGTGTTAACTTGATTTTGCGTGACGTTTTTCTTCCTGTTGCACCTCTAGTAGAGGCAGCAACCTGTTGCACGGGGGCAGACTGCTCTTGAGAAAACTTATGTGGGAAATTTTCTTGCATTCGTTTGTCAACTTCAGTGTAATAATTATCAGAAGCAGGATCAATTCCTGATTCTACTAATTCTTTATGTACTCCGAAAGCTGCAAAAGTCATAGCTTGATCATCTCCAAACCACTCATTCCTAGCTGCCCATGCTTCTGCTTTTGGATCTGGACGCGCTGGTTGTTGTGGTTGTAAAGTCGGTCTATACGCTTCAACAGGAACTTCTTGTGCTGTTTGTTTATCTCTGATCTGTTGTTGTGCAGACAATCGCCTAAGATTCTCTGCCTCAGCACTTGCTCTAGATAATTTTTCAGTTGCATTAGCAACAGCATCCCCATCTCCTGCGTCTTGAGCTTCTCTTAAAATAGATTTAGCTCGTTCTATATCGGATTGTACCCTGTTATCGTACTCTTTGAAAAGGGAAGAATCCGAATTTTTTAACTTTTCTTTTAAACTTGTTGCTGTTTGATTAACACTTTGAGCATAATTAACAGCTTCATCGCGCTGTCTTTCTGCTTCTCGCATCTTATAAGTTAGCTTATCAATACGCTTTTGTACCGAATCCGTAACTTCATCTAACTCATCTTTAGGCTTAGAAATAACTTCTTTCACCTTTACTTCATCTTTAATTGAATCATCTACGTCTGCTGCGTGTATATCTACTTCCCCTTCAGGAAGTTCTAACTCTATTACTTCTGCTTCTTGTTGCATGGTCTTCTCCATGAGGTTTTATGATAAAATTGCTTCGGGATCATCTATACAGGCTAGGATCTCATCGTCATTTAAAAGACGCATATCGCCGCCTTCTATATTAAAACGAGCTCCGGCATACCTGCCAAAAATAACCCAATCACCTTCTTCACACCAAGCACCATCAGGAAACTTGTTCAAATCTCCATAAGCGTCTGGTCCTTTAGCGACAACATAGCCAACCACCGTTGCAAGTCTTTCTTTATCAACAGTTGATTTAGCTAGGTGTATACCGCCTTTAGTCACAGCTGATGCTGTAAAAGGTAATATTAAAATACGATACCCCGTTGGACGTGGTAACTTATTTGCATGTTTTTCTAAATTATCTGGAGTAATTACGGGTTCTTCAGGTTCTTTAACCATCCGTCCTTTACTTCCAAAATTGTCTACTCTATCGGGAACAGTGTTACTGGCGACATTAGTCATTTGCATCCTCCATATTAGAATGTAGGGATTGAATCTCCTGTTCAGCGAAACTCAATCCTGCGATTTCACCAACTATCCTTTGGTATTGCTCAAAATTCTCAATACTTCCAGCAGCTAGTGTTTGCGTAAGAGCATTTTTTCTCTCACGATATTTACGGAGCAAATGCTCCGTTGCCATGATATAGTCCATTATTTAACTGATCTATACCAAAGAAGTCCTTTTGTCTGTCCATAAGCCGCTTTTACTTTCGCTTTTTCAGGAGTGTCTAAACAGGCTCCAGCTTTAACAGATTGGGTTCTGGTTTTATCTTCTACACTGGGAAAACTAGGCGCTGCTTTCGTTTTCTTAGGTGAAGGAGATGGATATTTTTTCATACTGTCATAAAATTCACGCATTATTTCTCTCCGTTTTGGTTCCTACTTTCCCGAACTGTTTTAACTAATTCGGTATAGTTCTTATCAGCATCAGCTTGTGCTTTTTGCTCTAACTCTTGTAATTCAACAGCAGTCTTCGTATCAGCTACTCTAACGTCTGCATCTATTTTCTGAAGTTTAATATCCGCGTCACGTTGGTCTTTAGTTTCTTTCTGCATTAACTGTTCTTTCTCAAGTTGTAGTTGAGCTTCAAACATTTCGCGTTGCGGATCCTGTTGTGCTGCTTGTTCAGCTTGAGCTAAGGCTTGAGCCTGCCCCGTTATTTCTTGAGTGGCTTGCGCCGCAGCAATCGCTATTTGACTCTCAACCTCTGGAGGGACTGCTTCTCCCGGAGGCGGTAATTGTATCCCTTGTTGAGACAAAATAGTTTCAATTTCAATTCTGTATTTGAGCGCCTGATGTTGTTGTATGTGAGCTTGTAAAGCGGCAACTGCTTGTGGGTTTTCTTGTATCATAGGGTTTTCTAAAAACGCAGAATGTGCGTCTATATG